CTCGGGCAGGTGCTTCTTGTGCGAGAACGCCATCGCGACGTTGCTGCCAGCCCGCGTCTCGCCAGTCTTCGGATCGACGTGGGCGTCGAGCCGCTTGCGCATCTGCTTCCAGTTCTGGTGCGGGTTGACCACGGTCTGGGTCAGGCCCTGCTCCCCGGCCGGCTGGCTCACCCCCGTCGACGAGTACGTGTAGTGGTGGTTGGGCGCGACCGGGTCGGTGTTGTTCTTGGTGTAGTCGTAGAAGTCGACATCGGGGTGCGCCTGGATCAGCGCTTTGTGGATGCGCGGGTTGAGATCGCTGAGCACGTTCAGCCGCACCCCCAGCTTGTTGCCGTTCTTGGCGGCCAGCCGCTTGGCGGCGGTGATCTCGTTGTGCAGCCTGACCGCGAAGGCCTCGGGGTTGCGCATCATCGCCATCGTCTTGTTGGCTTGGTGCGTACCCGGCCCTTTGACGACGCCCTCCTCCTTGGAGCCCTGCACGTAGTTGTGGCCCGAGGTGACCCCCAGGCAGCCGCCGCGGCAGGAGGCCGAGTTCGGGCAGGTGTTGAAGCGGTCGCCGACCTGCATCGACGGCGAGAGCGTCGAGCCGACCGTCTCGACGCCGCGCCCATCCGGCAGCTCGACGGCGTCGTACCCCTCGACCGCGCCCGAGGCCTTCTTCAGCTTGAGGTTCGCGCTCAGCAGATTGCCGCTGGGGCCGATGTGCTGGGCGACGCGGGCGTTGGCGCGTTTGGAATTGGCGCGCTGCCCGGCCGCGTCGAGCGACAGGTGGTGGTGGATGGCGTTGGTGAAGGCGCTCTCCAGGCCGCCGACGGTCGGCTGGCTCATCGTCCCCGGCAGGGTCTGGTGATAGTCGACCACGTCCTGGATCGGGGTGCGCTGCGACGGGTCCGGCCGCGAGTAGAGCGGCGGCCCCATGTTGTGGCCCATCCACGAGGTGGGCGCCTGCTCGGGCACCGCCCCTACCGGCGGCGCCGCGCCGCCCTCCTGACGCCCCTGCCGCGCTGCCCGCATGGCCGCCGCCACCGCTTGGTTCTGCGGATGGCCGGCGTGGATCATCTCGCGGATGTTCGAGCTGATCGTCTTCTGGCTGGAGCCGGGTGCGAGCGGCATTAGCTGAAGCTCACGGTGAGGGTCTGGCCGGCGCCGGGGATGATCACCAAACCGAGGTTGAAGGGCAGGTTCACGAAGAAGGACCCGATGGTGTTCGGGATCACCACCAGCACAGGCGTCGTCGAGGCGGTGCTGTTGCCGTCGACGACCGCGCCCCCGGTGGTGCCGGCGACGATGACGTTGACGTAGGCCACCCGCCCCGAGCCCTGCTTGAGGAGCTGCGCGCCGCCGGTCGCCGAGATGCCGGCGCGCGACTGTTGGCCGTTCACCGCGAGGTAGGTCTGCGCCGCCTGGGCGATGTTGGAGGCGACGTGCTGCACCGCCGTCAGCAGGTCCGACAGCGACGCGCCGGCTGGCCCCTGGCCGTGGCCAGGGTGGCTGCGCGGGATGTTCTGGTTTTCCTGAAAGGTCATCAGCCATACCTCCCAGCCGGCGAGCCGCGGTAGCGGAAGCGGCCCATGCGCCAGAATGATCCGATGTCGGACGACTGGACCTGCAACGAGAACAGCCGGCCGCGGGCGCGCGGGTTGAACCAGCGGCTGTTCGGCTTTGGCGTCGTCGCGTTGTTGGTCGCCAGATAGGGCCCGTAGGTCCGCTGCTGCTCGTCGGGGAAGTCGCGGGTGAGGATGGCGATCTGCAGCGTCGCGTTCTGGGGTTGGTTGTAGTCGCCGTAGCGCGCGTCGGGCCAGAACTCGTCCATGAAGGTGAACTCGTCGCCCTCGGCCAGGGTGAAGTCGCCGGTGGCGAAGGAGCTGACCATCGCCATACCGTCGGCGTCGTTCGACGTTTCGTGCTGGTAGATCAGCTTCTTGTTTGGATCGGCCCCGATGGGTGGTCCGAGCACGGACTGATCGATCCAGGCGGAGCGCGACAGCAGCCCCACGTCCCACCAGCCGAGCGCGTAGTTGTACTTCAGGTAGGTGGTGTTCTCGCCGCCGCCGCCGATGGTCGGGATGTGCCAGGCGATCTCGTTGAAGCGGCTGTTCACCGCGACCCTGATCTTGCTGATGTTGGTCAGGTCGAGGTCTTGGAAGGCCACGTCCCACACCGGACAGGAGAGCGGCTGCACGCCCTCGCTGGTCAGGCTGTAGAGCTGCGTCGGCCCCATCCAATAGACGACGCCGTTGGCCGCCGCGGCGGCTTTGCGCGAGATCAGGCCGCAGCCGGTGGCGATCTCGTTGAAGCCCCAGACCCCCGGCAGGTTGACGTACTGCATCGACCAGATCGAGAGGTCGGTCCACAGCAGGCCCTGCTGCGGCCCCTGGATGCCGCCGACGATCTTGGAGCCGCGCGGCAGCCGGAACTTCCCAGCCTCATTGGTCGGCAGGTCGTTCCACTGGTTGAAATTGTTCACGTCGCACCAGCGCACCAGCAGCGGGTCCTGGATGCCGTTGTCGGTCGAGCCCCAGCAGATGATCTGGCGCTGCGGCATGGCGACGAAGAAGCCGTCGTTGACGGTCGGCGCGGTCGGGATCACCGCGGCCTGCGGCGAGCCCGAGAGCGGGTCCCACTGGTAGATCGGCTGGTTGAGGGTGCCGTTGATCGGGCAGCTCAGCAGCACCTCGCCGAAGTTATCGAGCGTCCAGTCGGTGGCGTTGATCGGCGTGCCGGTGGCCGGGTTGGCGGGCGAGCCGGCGCCGCCGAACGGACCCTGGCCGAAGCCGCCCTGGCCGAAGCCGGTGGGCGGCAGCACCGGGCCGATGCCGAACGAGTACCCCAGGCGCGCCTTGCCGCCGTTGATCGAGACGGTGGCCGCGGCGGTCGCTTGGTTCAGCGCCAGGATGCGGAAGGTGCTCGTCGAGAGCACCGCCTGGACGATGTAGTTGCCGGCCGGCAGCGTGAGGCCGCCGACGTTGACCGGCACCAGGATGGGGTAAGTGTTCCCGGCGACGTAGCCGTGGTTCGGCAAGGTCACGACGATGGCCGGCGAGCCGACGGTGGTGGTGAAGGTGGCCACCACGCCCGGCGCGTCGGTGGTGGCGGCCGGCAGCGGGTTGCCGAGGATGTCCACCGCAGTGATCTGGTAGTGCGTCGCGTCCACCTGCTGGATCGGATACTGGCCGAACAGGATCAGGCCGCCGACGCTGACGTGGGTCTGGATGTAGACGCTGTCGAAGTTGGTGAGGCCGGTCTTCACCGTGTCGAGGATCGTCACCAGCGGCGAGCCGGCGGTGGTCGAGAAGCCGCCGATGGCGCCGTTCAGGGTGAGGTCTTCAGTGGACGTGGTCGGGGTGATGTCGATGACGTTGCTGGGCCCGTTCAGCGTCACCGCCAAGCTGGTGCGCCCGCTGTAGCTGTCGGTCCCATAGGCCAAGTGGGTGACGGCGTTGGTGTCTTCCCAGCCCCAGAGCGCGCGCACCGGCGCTGGCGTCGGCGCGGAGAGGTACTTCGTCCAGCCGCCGAGCTTCTGCACCATCGGCTGGCCGCTGTTGTCGAACTGGTAGCGGATGAGCTGCGAGGCGCTGATCCCGTACTGGTTCAGCACCGGGGTCCGGTTGACGTTGACCCCATCGGCGAGTTCGACGGCGGCGTGCGGCATGGCGCGTCACCTCGTCGGGGTCGCGACAGGCGACTTGGGCAAGGCGGTCCAGGCGTCGGCTTCCCAGCGCCGCTGGAATTCCTGCTTGTCCGCCCCGGTGAGCAGCGTCTCGTACTGCTGCTCGTAGGACTGGGCCATCTGCGGATCGTCCGCCTGCCGGCCGAAGTCGCGCTGGTAGGCCGAGACGTAGATCATGCAGGCCATCACCAGCAGGTCCGGCAGCCACGTGCTGATCCAGGTCGTCTTCGTGCCGGCGTCGGCGGTGGTGACGTAGCTGGCCAGGGTCGGCGCCCGGCTCTCGCCGATGCAGGTCACCTGATAGGGCGCGTCGGGCGGCGGCCCGAGCAGGATGACGGTCGAGGTCAGCCCCTGGGTCGCAGTGTCGCCGCCCTCCAGCGCCATCACCTTGGGCGGCCCTGGCGTCGAGGTCGCCGGCCACACCGTGAGCATGTAAGGCTTGCTTACCGGGTGCATGGGGGTCGGCGTTCCGCCGATGTTCACCAGCACGTCCTGCACGGTGATCAGGTCGGATGGCGGCACCAGTAGCTGGTTGGAGCCTTGGACGAGCGTGTAGGGGCCGCGCGCGATCTGCTGGTTGAGCAGCTCCATGTCGCGCTGGATGCGCTGCTCAGCGTAGTTGAGCATCATCGGGATCAGCGCCGTGAACTCGGGCTGGTTCGACGGCGTCACGACGCCGCTCACGAGTGAGTACTGGTAGGGCGCCAGCAGGCAGACCTGGGTGACGAGGCCGTTGTAGGTAAGGGCGGTTGGCTGGGCCATCAGCTACTCCCTGGCGGGGGCGCGCCCTCTGGCGGCGTCGGCGCGCTGAGTGGCGCGATCTCCTCCTGGTACTGATTGCCCAGCGCGAACCCCTGCTGCTGCGCCTCGGTCAGCGCGCCCGGCGGCGTCGGAGGCGTCGGGATCAGGCCGGCGGCCTGGGCGATGGAGTTCGGGATCGACCAGCCCTGAATCTGGCCCACAACCGGCTCGGGCTCGGGCGGGACCGGCGACACGTCGCCCTTGTAGAAGCGGTACTGGATGACGCCGTCGAGGCTGAGAAACCAACTGATCGGCGTGTCGCTGACGAGGATCATGTTCCAGGTCTGGATCGGCACCCAGGCTTCGCTGGGCGAGTTCGGCTCGACGCCGGTCTGGCCGGGGCTCGGGTTGCCCATCACAGCGGCCCTTGGATGCTGGTCACCAGCCACGACGAGACTGAGCCGCCGGCCGGCAGGTTGATGGTCCCCCACCACTTCATGCGCACGACGGTGATCTGCCCGTTCGCCCCGAGGGTCAGAGTCGGCGCGGCGGCGCGCACGTTGGCGCCCCAGGTGATGACCGGCGGCGAGACAAACCAGCTTTGCAGGACCAGTTCGCAGTCCATCGCCAAGTTCGGCTGCAGCAGCGGCATGTTCAGCGTCACCGCGCCGAGCGGGACGTAGTAGTAGAGCGTCCTGGCCGAGCCGAGGCCGGCGATGCCGACCGTCGGCGTGAACGGGTTGGTGTTCATCGGCTGCCAGGGGACCGAGAGGCCGATGTCGGGCGAGGGCCGGTAGTTGACCGGCTGCACGCCAATCGCCGCGTCGCGCAGGTAGTTGGCGCTGAGCAGGTTCTGCGGCAGCGAGGCGTCCAACTCCAGTTCGCCGACGTGGCTGGCCTTGCCCAGGCTGACCATCTGCACGCCGCGGGCGCGCTTGACGCCGAACAGCACGTCGAAGTCGACGGGTATCCAGATCAGGCCGGGTCCCGGCGCGCCCGAGCCGGTGTCTACGATGGGCTGGCCCCAATAGCCCTGGCCGCCCGAGATCGCGATGCCGGCCGGCATGGGGTTGTTGGCGTTGTCGACGAGGCTGAAGCCCTGCGAGGTCCCCATCGCCGTCACGGTCCCGGCGACGCCAGTCTCCATGAAGCGCTGCAACGTGGTCTGGGTTGAATCGCTGATCGTGTACGAGCCGGTGCCGGTGGTGACCGAGGTCATCGCTTCGCTGGCGACCAGCAACGTCGGGCCGCTGATGCCGTAGGTTCCGGCGCCGCCAGGCGCGCCGCCCGTCTGCAGGGTGATGGCGGGCGCCGACGCGCCGGTCGGGATGCCGGGACCGAAGACTGTCTGGCCCACCGCCAGCGCGCCCGAGGCCAGCGAAGTCACCGTCAGGGTGTTGCCTGCGACGCCGCCCGTGCCGCTGTCGATGTGGCCGGTGAAGCTGGCCTGGGAGAGCGCGCCGGTGATCGTCGGGGTGCCGTTGATGCCTGCGGTGGCGAGCGTCTGTCCGACCGCGATGGCCCCGGAGAACATCAGAGTGACCACCAAGGTGCCGGGGGTCGAGATGTGCGCGTAGAAGCCAGCCGCCGTTGGATACATACCCGGCGTGTCAAGCTGGTAGGTGCCGACCCCGCCCGCCGCGCCTGTCAGTTGGCGGACGATGTTGCCGCCGCCGGTGACCGACGCGCCGATGGCGATGGTTCCGGCGCTAATCGAGGTCACCGTCAACGTCGTGCCGGTGACGTAGCCCTGGAAGGTCGCTGCGGCGCTGACCGAGGCGACCTTGCCGAACAGCGGGCCGGGCATGGCCGGCGAGCCGCCGTTGATCTGCTGCAGATTGAAGAGGTCCGCGCCGCAGACCATCGCCCAGGCGCCCACCGGCGGCGGCGGCCCCTGCACGAAGTTGGAGCCGACCGCCGTCGTCCACCCGCCGCCCGAGACGTTGCGCTGCGTGCGCCCGTAGGCGGTGGTGGCAACCGCGCCCCAGTTCGGCTCGGTCGGGCCGCCCGAGGAGAAGAAGCTGTAGGCCAGCGGGTAATTGAGGCCCTTCGGATAGGGGTTCGCCAGCGTGATGGTGTTGGCGGTGTTGGAGACGACGCCGTTGGACGAGGTGAAGCCGTTCGACCCGTAGCGCAGCCAGATGCCCCAGTTCGCCCACTGGTTCGGCGTCCAGTTCGGCGGCTGGCCGTTGGCCAGCGCGGTCACGGTGATCACCGTCGAGGTGGTGTCGAGCGTACCCATGAACCAGGGCGGGCCGCCGTCGTCGGCCAGCACCGCGACCGTGAATCCGTTGCCGGTGACGTTCAGCCCATAGCCTTCATGGAAGTGCGCGTTCGGCTGCCATTTGGCGACGCCGGCATAGGCGATGGCGCTGGTCTGGACCTCCAGCAGGTAGTTGGTGTCGATGGCGAACACCATCGACTCCGAGCGGTTGCCCATCACCAAGCTCGACTCGGTGGCGACCTCGCTGCTGACGAAGTCCGCGCCGTCCATCGTCAGTTGGTCGGCATGCGGGTAGCCGTAGTAGTTGTAGGTGTCGCCCTCGGTGAGCAGGTTGAGCGAGGTGAACGAGCCGGCGCCGATGTTGGCGATCCCGCGCGTGCAGTTCGTCATGTTCCCGCCGAGGAACAGGATGCCGATGGCGTTGTCGCCGCCCAGCACCACGCCGTTCTGGCAGTAGCCGACGAAGATGTTGCTGAAGAACTGGGTGTCACCCTGCGCCGCACCGCCGGCCAGCGCGATGCCGATGCCGCCCCAGGTGGGGCTGCCGAAGCTGCCGCTGATGAACCAGTTCTCGAAGGTGTTTAGCTGCGGCGAGAGGCCGCCGACGAAGCCTGGGAAGCCGGGCTGGTGATCGACGGAGACGAGGCAGGTCGTGCAGCCCATCGCGTCGATCATCGTCAGGTTCTTGATCTGGCTGTAGGCGAGGCTGTTCATCAGGAAGGCCGGCGTCGAATTGTCGGTCGCGGTCCTGTTGCCGTACCAAGTGATCGGGCCGCCGCGCCGGCTGGCGAACTCCAGGTTCGCGCCGGTGGCGTTCAGCATGAGCTGCTGGTTGATCCGATAGAGCCCGGCCGGGCAGTAGCCCGGCTCGTTAAGCTGATAGCTGCCGAAGGTGATGTTCCAGAGGATGTTGAGCGGCGTCGAGCGGCAGGCGGCGCAGGCGTAGAGCCACTCCTGCAGGCAGACGTAGTCCCAGAGGGTCCCGACCGGATACATGCCGGTGCCGTCCGGCATGCCGATCCACTGCGGGTTCGCGGCGATGTCGTCGGCGGTGATGGTGACGCCGCTGTTGTCGCCGAAGTAGTGGGCGCCTGGCGCGTTGTAGAACCAGCAGGCGTTGATGCGCTCCTCGTAGATGCGCTGCCACGCCTGCCCGTTGGCGTCGACAATCACCGTGCCGCCGTTGTCGCGCTGCGCGAAGGCCTGGGCCGGCGGCACCGGCGGCGCGGGCACGAAGACGCCCGGCTTGAATGGATCGGTCAGCGTGATGACCGGCGTGAAGGCCCCAGGGACGACCGGGTAGGCCGACGCGCGCAGATCGGCATAGGTGGCCGCGGTGAGGCTGCCGGCGCCGCCCTGGGCCCCCAGCAGCAGCGCAGCGATGCGCCCGGTCGTGGTGCGCCGGTCGACGCCAGCTTGGTTGACCCAGAGCTGCTCGGCGCCCGAGAGGCTGATGGCGGGGGGCAGGTTGGGGATGGTCTGGAGCGGGTTGCCCATCACTGCTCCATGTAGAGGCCGAGGACGTTGGTCAGCGCGGCGCCCGCCGATCCGACCGCCTGCGCGGCGATGTCGAACCACAAAGGCGTGCCGACCACGGCGTTGATGATGAAGGCGCCCGTGCAGAACGGGATGATCGCCTGCCCGGTCTGAGCGACGCCCAGAGTGCAGCGCTGGACTTGGCCGACCGCGGTGCCGGTGAGCGCCGCGCCGTTGGCGGGCGCGGCGCCGGTGCCCCAGTAGACGCGGGTCTGGAGGCCGACGCCTGCCGCCGCCGCGTTGGGCATGGTGACCTCACCGGAGACATGGATGAGGATGCGTCCAGTGCGGGTTGGCGTGAAATTGAAGCCCGGCGTGCCGCCCATGCCCATCATCGTGTAGGCGGCAGTCCCCGGCGCGGCCGGGTTCGGGTTGCCGAAGCCGGTCTGGGAACCTACAGCGGCGGTGAAGGTCGGGTCCGCGGTCCCGCCCTGGCTGGTCAGCAGTTGCCCAGCCGTGCCCGCCGAAACGCCGGTGACCGTGCCGACGCCCGCCTGTCCGACCAACACGCCATGCTGGGGCAGGCCGAAGAGCGTGAGGCCGCCGCTCTGCACCGTGAGGCCGTTCGACACTGACAGGCCGCTCGTGATGTTGACGAGGCCGGTCGCGCGGGTGATCGAAAGCGCCGAGACGATCAACACCCCGGTGTCGCTGTAGGCCCCGAGGCTGAAGTTTGAGCCCGCGTTCGAACCGCTCTCGGCGGCGGCGCTGCAGATGAACTGCCAGCGCAGCGAGCCGCCGGTGGTGAATTGCAGCAGGCGCTGCTGCCCCGCCGGGCCATCGACCGCGATGGCGGTGGGCCCCGCGCCGGTGACGGTAAGGTTGGTGGTGAACGTCGGCGAGGTCCCCAGCACGTTGGCGCCCGTGCCGGTCGTGGTCGTCGCGCCGGTGCCGCCGTTCGCCACCGGCAACTGCCCAGTGACGCCAGTCCCGAGCGGCAGGCCCAGGCAGTTGGCGAGATTGCCCGAGCTTGGGGTCCCGAGCGCAGGGGTCACCAGCACCGGGTTGGTCGACAACACGTTCGCGCCGGTCCCGGTCGAGGTGGTGACCCCGGTGCCGCCGTTGGCGACCGCAACCGGCGTGACCAAGCTCAGCGTCACCGCGCCCGTGACGCCGCCGCCGGTCAGGCCAGCGCCCGCCGAAACGCCGGTGATCGTGCCGTTGCCAGTGCCGTAGCCCTGCGCCTTCACGAAGGCGGTGGTGGCGACGTTGACCGAGTTGTCGGCGGTCGCTGGCGTGGTCGCCGTCAGCGTGGTGAACGCGGCGGGCTGGCCCTGGGTGGCCAGTGCGAACCAGCCGGCGTCGTAGATGCGCAGCACGTTGTTGGTGGTGTCGAACACCATCGGCGCGGTGTTGTAGTTGATCACCGGCACGCCGGTCGGCGCGCCTGCCATCGTCGGCGTGCCGAAGAAGCCGTCGGTGGCGTTGGTCGCCAGCACGCCAGGGCCGCCACACCAAAGCGCCCCGCCCGCCGTCACCCCGGCGTTGGCCGCCGCCGCCACGCCGTTCACAGGCGTGGTGAAGAACAGCATCTCGGTGCCGTGCGAGGTTGGCGTCCAGTTGCCCACCGCGCGGAAGTAGAGGGCGGCGCCGTAGCCGTAAGCGGTCCCATCCCAGCCATACTGGGCGACCTGCCCCATGCCGAAGGCACCGTGAACCGGCTGGCCGTTGTTCGACTGCGAGTAGAGGTAGTAGCTGGCCGCGCCGTTCGGATTGAAGACGCCAATGGGCGTCGGCACCATCGTCAGGTCTTGCGGCGGCGGCGGCGGGATCGGCGGCGGCGTGCCGGGGCCGAACTCGCTGGAGAAGCCGCCAGGATCGAAGGCCACTACCAGACCTCCCCGCTCACCCGGTGGCCGCTGGTGGCGGCGTTGATCCGCACCAGCACGCCGACCGCCAGCCAGGGGAAGGTGAAGTTCTGGCCGGGCTGCAGCAGCACCGTGGTGCCGTTGGCGGTGGCGTCGGTGGCGCCCGGCACGCCCACCATGTCGATGTAGAGGTTCTCGGCGGTCGGCACGCCCTGCGCGGCGGCGCTGAACGGGTTGGTCAGGAAGCCGCCGTAGATCGGGCCGGTGACCGCCACTACCGCGGTGCCGCCGACGAGGATGGTCGAAAGATCGAGCGCGCGCGGAATCTTCGGGACGATGTCCGAGCCCGCCTGGGGCAGCACCTGGGGAGGGGGCACGGCGTAGTCCCTTCCGACCTGAGGAAGCTGGAAATACTGGCGTGGCATGCCGACCTGACCCTGACTCATGCGGTCATCACCAGCGTGTTCGGTTCGAGCAGCGAGCCGGCCTCGATCCAGTCGTAGCAGCCGTAACTGAAGACGGTCGCGGTGAGCGGCGAGACGCTGAAGATGCCGTCGGCCTTCGGGTTGCCGCTGCCCTGCACGGCGACCTGCTGGTTGGGCACGAGATTGTGGGCGACCGGACAGGTGACGCGGATCACGGGCGAGCCGTCGGCCATGATCGAGGTCACCGGGATCGGGATGCGCGCCCGCTGCAGCGAGGTCTGCTGCGACCCTTCCGGGTTCACGACCAGCGGCATCAGCGGCTCCTCGGAGTAGCCGACCGGACGACCCACTGGCGTTGGGCCCATGACTACACCGTTCGTGGTTTGCATGGCAGTCCTGCCGGGGACCGGGATGCCGGTCTTCGGGTCGGTGGTCGCGCCCACCGTCAGGCCCATGTAGTCGGCCGAGGCCGCGTCGAAGTTCTCAGGCAGCGCGAGCTGCACCGGCATCGGGTCCGCCGGCAGCACGATGGACCGATACTTGTTCTCGTTGGGGGTGTCGTAGCAGGTGTCGCAGACGAACAGCCACGTCGGCAGGATCGCCGCGCCGCGCCACTCCATCTGGTTCCTGAGGCGATTGCGCTGGTACCACATCCCGCAGCGCTGGCAGACGCCGAACGCCTCGGGGTGGGTCGCCGAGGTCCGCGCCCGGCCGGATCGAGACGCCCAGGCCATCGGTTACGCCCTGAAATACGGGGTGATCATCGGGGTGACGTAGAACGCCGCCTGCTCGGTGTTCTGGTTGGCGGCGATCTCGTAGGCCTCGTCGGCCAGCGTCTTCAGGCCGGCGGCGTTGCCCGGCATCCAGATCATCGCCAGCCGCTGCGCCAACGCCAGCGCGTAGGCCTCCAGGAAGTAGAACGGCACCTCGGGCGCGATCCCGCCTGGCAGGCGCGCGTCCTGGATTTGGCGGACCCGGTAGTAGCTGGCGCTCGGGTAGGTGCCGTCGGGGGTCAGGTAGAAGGTGATGGTCGGCGCCAGCAGGCGGTCGAACCAGTAGGTGGTCACCGCGCCCTGCTGGGTCTTGTTCGGGTAGCTCGCGTACTCGGTGCGGCTGACCGGCATGATGATGCGGTCCTGGCTGCCCGCGTTGGTCACGTAGGCGTCGAGGATGGCGATGGTGTTCGCCGGCACCGAGTAGGTGTTGTTGCCGGGGATCAGCGGGATCGCCTGCAGGTCGACGGCCCAGAGATTGACCCCCATCGCCGACCAGCGGGCGTTGACCATGTTGGCCGCCATCCGGGCGCTTTCCATGTGCGCCTGGGTGAGCGCGGTCGGGCGCACGCCGGCCAGATTGAAGGCGTAGAGGGTCAGCTCGCCGAGGTCGGGGCTGTAGGTGAAGGTCCCGCTGGTGGCCAAGCGGACCCCCTATCGGTTCACAACGCCGGTCTGCACGAAGGTCGCGGTGACCGCGCCAGCCCCCGAGTTCAGCAGCACGCGGGCCCAGAGCGGGATGAACTGCCAGACGGCGAACTGCGGCGTCGAGGCGCCGACCATGCCGGCGTTGGGGTCCGGCAGCCACGTCACCAGATCGGGCGGCACCGGGTTGGTCGGCGACATCGGGTCGTCGTTGGTGATCTGCACGGTGTAGTTCGCTACGCCCTGCACATCGACCTGATAGGAGACGTTGCCGTAGGCCCAGGGGTCGAAGTTCACCCAGCGCGACTCGGCCTGCGAGGTGGTGCCGACCGAGACGTTGGCCAGGGCCGGCGCGGCGATGGTGACTTGGTTCACCGTAGCGAAGTTCAGCGCGGTGGTGAGGTTGCCGCCGTTGGTCGCCAGCGTCTCCTGGATCGGCTGGCCGTCCTCGTTGGTCCCGTAGACGGTGAAGCTGTTGCCGGCCGCCTCGGTGTTGGTGATCAGCACCTCTCGCGGCACGTCGAGCGTGCTGACCACGTTGGCGCGGAACTGGCGGGTGGCGAGCGGCGCCGGCGCCGGCGGGTTGATGATCCAGGTGTTCGGCGCGTCCTGGTCGGGGCCGACGATGACGCAGTTGGGCGGCAGGCCGTTGGCCATCAGCCGGGCGCCGGTCGTCAGTGCGCCGACGGTCGAGGCGGTGATGGTCAGTAGATCACCGGCGACCGACCCGGTACCCTGGAAGCTCTGAGCATACGAGCCGCCGGGCGGCGTCGGCGCCAGCAGCAGTTGACCAGCCACGGCTGCGCCCTGCGCGTTGCCAATCGCGGTGGCCGAGCCTGGGTTGGTGACCGGCCCGACAGTGACGGTGATCGGCCGCATGCGGACCTACCTCCCGTCAGTCGTCCATCGTGTGGCGGCCCTTCGGCTCGGTGCCGTGGTGCGCCGACGAGAACGGGTTGCTGTCGGCGCCAGTGCGCACCGCCCGGCCGCCGCCCTTGCGGGGCTTCCTGGCCGAGGTGTGCTTGCCGTGTTCGCCGCGGACGGGGCCGACATGCTTGGCGTGATCGAGGTGGTCCTGCATCCCCGACTCGTCCTTCTCGCGGTGCTTGGCCACCTTGACGCGGCCGGCGCTGTCGCTGGCTTCGCCGCCCCTGCGGCGGGCAATCGTCTTCATCTTTCAGACCCTTGGTTCTGTTCTGGTCTGGCCAGCGATCCTGGCTCTCTCTTCGGTTAGCTCGTCGGCGCGTTAAGCCCCTGGATGTACTCGATGATCACGAGCATCACGCCGGCGCCGGTGTTCGACGACGTGAAGACGAACTGCTCGTCGATGGCCCCGCAGTTGATCCAGTTCCCGAGCTGCGGAGCGACAGCGGCGCTGATCACCTCGGTCGCGGGCGCGGTCATGGCGCCGGCGGGCGTGAAGGCGATGGGGTTCACCGTGTTGCCGATCCCGAACGTCGCCGCCGCGCCAGTGAAGGCGGTCAGGATGATCGAGGAGATCGACAGGATCATCGACTGCGCCGGGATGATCAGGTCGGGCGAGACAAACACGCCCGCCGCCTGACCCGGCGAGGCCGCCTGGGTGACGCGGCCCACCTGGGCCATCTTGGCGAAGCCGACGTTGGCCAGCGCGTCGGCCGTCGAGCCGAGGCCAGCCAGCACGGAGTTGCCGCCGAAGTCCTTGATGTTGCCGGCGGTGATCGGCCCGGTGAACTGGGTCGCCGGGAAGATCGGGTTGAAGGGCGACTGGATGAGCTGACCCGGCTGGACGTTCATTCGAAGAACTCCTTAAGAGGTCGGGAAGCTTGCCCAGCCGGCGCGGGGGTTGTAGTAAGCAAACGAATAGCGTTCGTAAGCCTTGACCAGCAGGTTGTCAGTAACGAAGTCGACCTGCATGTCGGTTTCGAACGCAATACGGGTCATATAGCTGAGCCCGTCAATATTCGTCAGCAGGAACCACGCGAAAGGACTGGTGAGGAAGTCCATCACCATGTAGCCCTCGGGCAGGCCGCCCGCGGTCGAGTGGATCGCGTTCACGTCGTTGTCGGCGGTCCCCGGACGCAGCTCGGTCTTGGTGAGCCGGATCATCACCGGCTCCAGTTGCGGCGGCCCGATCAGCTTGCGGGCGCGGCTGAACATGCGCAGCCCGGCCTGATCCCTGAATTGCGTCCTGACCTGGATCATGCCGTTGAGCAGGCTCGCCTCGTTCAGGTCGACCGGCGTCGAGGCAATATTCGAGTAGACGCCGCCATCGATGGGATGGTTAGGCGCAAACAACGCAACTCCGTCTCCTCCAATAGTGGGATCGTATACGTTCCCAGTATTGAAGACGTTTGCGCCGTACAGCTCCTTAGTCTGTTGATAACTCTCAACAAGGCCAAGGTTACTCGGGTGGAACTGCGACTTGTAGAGGTTGTCGTCGATGGACTTGCGCGTCATCGCGTAGCCCAGGCCGATCTCGCGGTGTTCCTGGTTGAACACGAAGCGCTCGCCGGCCGCGTTGTCGAACTGGGTCTGGCCGCCTTCGGTCTTGAGCTGCGCGAGGCCCAGGTAGCGCATCTCGACGGTGCGCTCCAAAGCCATCTTGGAGCTGTGGCGGGTGAAGACCTTGTCCCACTGCGAGGGGATTTGCTCGTACTTCCCCTCGATGCCGCGCAGGCCGGGGAGGAGAAGATCGCGGATAGCCGCGAGATTGACAGCCATCGCGCTCCCCTATGCCTGAGCCGTCAAGCTCTTGGGCTCGACGTTGTTGAAGGCGACGATTGCCCAGTTGTACGGGCCGGCCTGGGTGCCGGGGCCGCCGGGCGGATCGACGATCAGGGACACGACGCGGAACGGAAGGGTCGGGGTGACCGCCCTC